GAGTATTGAGCCGTCTTCATAGGTTTCATAGAATTTGTGTATCCTCGTATCTACATCTTCATAGTTTGCTAAATTAAACATCTAGTGTTTCTCCTTTTGCATAGTCAATTTGTTCCTTCAAAGTCCAGATAGTCCCATCAGGCCATGCTTGAACTTCGTTAGCACAAGATTGGCAGTAATGCCTGACAACTAACTTCCCATATCGCTTGCTTGTTATCTGCCAAGTAGCTTGCTTTTGTCCAAGTAAGCTACTAGTACCATGGCGGTACTTGCAGTAATCACACCAAATGCCTTTTGGTGATCTAGAAAGCATCCAAATCATTCCAATCTTTGACGGCAAGCTCTCCGGCAATGGCGAAATAGGCAACGGCATCCAACCAACTATCAACATTTGTTTTAGTTTCCATGATTCGTGCAAGCTTGACCAATGCCATACAGATTGCAACATCCATCGGTTCAACTGGGCGTTCAAAATAGTTTTCCCACAACTTTGCTGTTCTAAGCATTGTCGTGTCGTAATGACCATGCGTTGCCCCTCTATTAGTAATCGTTGTCGCTGCATTAGTCAAAATGTCTTTCGCTCGCAACTGCTTTTCCTCGCCTGTACCCATCTGCCCAGCCTTCCTTGTAGCCTTTCTCCTTAATGATTACACCGATTGTGTAAACACCTAAAACAAATAAAAAGCAATATAGTGCTAACTCAACTAAACGAATATCATTCAACATCTGCGCTCACCCCATGTACATCTAAAAAATAGGCAGCCAAAACTTCACGGCTTATTCTGCCGCGTTGCTGGCTCATGCCTAGTTTCTTTTTAGCGTAATCACGTATGTATGAAGCTCGCACAAAGTGCTTGCCATCGGTATACGCACCCGATTTACGATCATACTTAATAGTCATGCCCTAAACCCCTTTCAAATAGGATTTCAAATCCTATTTTGAGGGGTCTATATGCTATTTGTCAAGATACGACACGCCGTCAAAGTTATCCATGTGATCATCAATCGTTCTATAGATAGGGAAAATATCCTCAACCATAACGCTTACCTTCAACCAGAAAGCTGCCATCTTTTTCTATTGGAATAGCTACTGGCTGCACACGCTTTCGGTCTATATAAATCAAGCCAAAGCCTTGCTGCCAATTCATCGTTCCACGGGTGTAATGCGCCCTTGAGATGTCCATTAGATGTCCGACCTCAAAGCCCGTAAGAACGCCCGTTAAAACGCCACCAGAGGCCGTAGAATAGGATGATATGCCCTGCCTATGGGTATGACCACAGACAACGCTCTTACCATGCCTTTTAGCAGCTTCTAAAGCTGTAAGGCCGCCCTGTGGCTTAGTGCTTTGCTCATCACCATGAACCATTACCCATTCATCATGGAACTGGTAAGGCTTGGTGTGGTAGATAATTCCTAAATCATCAAGGTGTAGGAACTTCTCTATGGTCAATTCAGGCAGACCAATAAGCCCAGGCAGGCGTTTGCTTAGTGAGTTGTAGAGCCTTGCTCCGTGATTGCTTCGGCTGAGATGTCGTACTTGAAGCTGGGCGAGCACATTGACAGTTTCGTCACGATCTCTCCCAATACTTCCTGACCACTCATCCCTACCGGTGCTCCAGCGGCTAATTGTTTGGAAGTCAATTTCATCGCCCACACATAAAACGTCATCAGGTTTGTATTTTCTAATGAACTGTGCGACATTTTTTACTGCTTTCTTATCGTGAAAAGGTACTTGTAAGTCTGATATGACTACAATTCGCTTAATCGTCATCCTCATCTTCATCTTCATATGGAGAATGATTAGGATTCTGTATTACCCAATCAGGTAAACGCAGCTGTTCTTCAATGTACCAGCGCGCCCTATCTTCACCATATCCAGCACGAACTAAGGCTTCATAACATTCAACAATAGATGCAGCCCATATATCTATGGGTAGCAAAATGTCAGCCTTTGTTCTACGCGCAGCGGCTTCTTTCCGCTTACGCTTAGCGGCTTGTTCGCTTTTTGATATTCTTCTTGCGCTCATGAGTAAGCAATTCTAAGACCATTGATTCAAGTTTATCTATGCGCGACACGATGTTTGATGCCTCAAGTATTGCTGGCACTTCATGTCTAATAATGTATCTAAGGCCGCCGACAATTAGGGCGCAGCACGATAGGGTGGCAGCTACAAAGCCTGCCCATTCTGCCGGGCTCAACGCCGACCAAATGCCGTGTCGTTAGGATTTAACCAACGAAGGATTACTGGAAGGCTTGCCGCAAGTGCAGCATTTGCAATATGTGCTAGATCCCAGCCCACCGCTAGATAGGTTGCTATTCCAGCTGCTAAGAAGCTTCTTGCCCAACTTGCGCTTACTTGCTTTAGTTGTTCCATGTAGGGGCTCTCCTGTTAGTATTGGTATCTCAAACATACTGCCATCTGAATCGCCCTTAGCAGTAAAGCTAATGTGTATATGTGTCTTGTGTGGGTTTATCCCGGTGTATTTTCTCCATTTGTAATTGCGTTTGTAGCTTGCAATCTTGCCGTTGAAGATGATATAAGAGATTCTTTTATCAAGTCTGGCAAGTAATCGTAGCTGATCCGCAAAGTCATAGGGCTCTGCTTTGTGCGACCTGAAATCAACGTCAAGGTCAAGGGCACGTACAATGCCTTCAGCAGTAGGATTGTGATCGGACTTACGCGCTGAATGACGTTTATCACCGATCCAACCATCTGAAGTTCTATCTCTATCGGGGAACGCATCATCTACCTGCTCGCGTAGTTGTATCCCTGCCTTGCATAGCTTTGCCATATCTATTTATTATAGCATTTAAATTACAGAATCTTGAGGGATTGTGCTAGAGCCCTAGAGCCTTCAAGTCTTCCGTTGTAAGGCCAAGTGCAGCTAGTTTTGCTTCAGCCGTTGCTTTTGCAATTGCTTTATCTTCTTCTGCTTTTGCCACTTCTTCGGCTTTTGCTTTATCTATTTGATATTGTGCAAACTCGGCATCTGTCATTTCGCGATCAATGACTTCATCTGTTTCTATGTTATGTATTCTTATCGTTGGTTTTGTCATTTTAACTCAATCCATATAGATAGACGGTTCCTGCAAGGCTGGTATCACCTAAAATTGTAATGCTTGTAATTGCTGCTGCTGCATCATATTGACCATAACCAGTTTCGTAACAAGTTTCAGTTCCAGTAGTAGTATGGCCATAACTTGTGTAATAAAAATCAATATGGTCTGTATCGGTGTAACGATAGATATAAACTGCATTAGAACCAAGTTTAGTTACTGATGAAGTTGTTTGTAATCTACTGTTAATTACTACGGAAGTTTGCGATAAATCCCTTAAACCAGCAACAGTATTATTGAGATTTCTTACTGAAGTTTTAGAATAATTGCTACCAGTATCAGAATTAAATCTTAATGATAAAAATCCACCACCTGCTGCGGTATCAGTTATTGTCTTTGAGTAAAGAAGCAAATGCTTATATGAACCGCTAATGCCGCTTATTGTGGTGCTTAAGGCAGCCAGCGTAGTTGTAGACAGTAAGGTAAAACCACCACTAGCCGCAGGCGTAGCCCACTCAGGAGCAGTGGCACCAGAATTAACTGTTAACACTTTACCTGCTGTACCAAGACTTAATTTAGCAAAAGTATCTGCGCCAGTTCCATAAACAAGATCACCAGCGGCATCAAATGCGGTTGCGACTGTATTAGTCACTATTGGAATTGGGCCAGTTCCTGAAGCTACCGAAATACCTACACCAGCTTGCACTTCAGTTACATCACCAGCACCGCTAACGCCTACCCAAGCTGTACCATTGTAAACTTCAACTGCATTGGTATCTTGCAGATAACTGACCATACCTTCAGCCAATACGCTGGTAAGCGCACTAGTGCGAGCAGCAGCGGAAGCAAACACCATAACTGTTTGCTCATTCAAATACGTATTGACCTGGGCTGCGGTAAGCACATCCCCGGTCTGGAACAACTTATAACCTGCGCCTGCCATTATTTCTCCTTAGTAGCTCAGACTATCTGAGCCTAGTATACCTGATACATCTGAATCTAGGACAAAACCTGCCAATAATGGCTCTGTGGTGTATAGCGTAGTCATCCAGGATGACTTTGTTATATCGTGATGGATGGCGTTTACCAGGCTAGATTGCACCACGCTGGATGAGCCAGGGGTAGTCTTAGTAACTGTTACGCCATCTAGTAATTCTATGTCTATGCCTGCTAAGGGCTTATTGGGGTTAGCATCATCATAGAGATTCAGCTGGATGCTATCTATGCGTATCTCAGGGTCTTTGCGTGTGGCTAGGATGCCTTGGGCTTGATTTAAAGCCTCAGCGTTGGTTTGTACCAAAATGTCTGAACGCTGGCCTGAATGCAAAAAGAACTTATCAATGGAAGGCTGGTCAAACACATTCTGAGCTGTGCCACCTAAGCGTGTAATGGTTACGTCATTTATTAGGTTTGTATCATCAAAAGCCACTATGGCATTGGTATAGGAAATGTCTGTGCCTTGATCGCTAAACTCATAGACCGGGAACGCTGGCGTGGCTATAAGGGCATTACGGCTTACGAAATTAACTTTGCCATTGGCATCTAGGAAGATGCCGCCAAACTCGCTCTGTTCCACGTTAAACAGCGCTTGAAGGGCATCCCTGTCTGTGCCTGGGTCGGCTTGAAGGGTTGAATCTCCTGTGTCCACGTTACGCAAACTTAAAGGCCATTCAATCTCATCTAGGATGGCATTTACCCTAGCACCTGAAGTTTGTACGCCTGAGTTTGTAACAGTTGTTATGCCTGAGCCTGCAAGCAACTTAAAGCCATCTACGCAGCGCAGGGTAACTGTGCTTAGTTCATCGTTGCCCTGTCTGAAGCCTGTGTCGTATGTGTTGATAAATCCTGAAAATAGAAAATAATCTTGCGTGTTGTAGGTAGCGTAGATAATTATCTGCCTAAGCGGAACAAGGTTTGGATAGTAGATACTGGCAGGGTTAGTAGGATTCCAATCACCTGTTTGATCATACAGCGTTACATTTGCCGTGCCAGCCTCAAACTGGGATGTTAAACGATTGCGCCCACGTCTGATAGAAACTCTAGTTACTAGGTCTGTAATCTCAATTGGCAGCGTGCCTGAGCCTAAGGTATTTGTGCCTAGTATGCCTTCAGTTGCGCTATCTAAGATTAATGGGTTAATCTCAAAAGCGGTATCGCTATCAAAGTCAACAAAAACACGCAGCGTAGGTGCTGGCATTAAATGGCCCTACTGCTTAACAATAGGTTTTTGCCTGTTCTTTGATAGTTGTATTGAATGTCTGTAATAACCTCAGCTAAATCCTCAGCAGATGTTACGTTGCCTTCAACAGTAACGTTAATGGTTGTTTCAGGAATTATGCCTTGGCTTGTTGCAGCTTCAATAGATTGATTTAAGTACTCATTAGCAAGCTCTAGTCCGGCTAATGCTGCTGCTAAATCTGCTGCTGCAAGGCTTTCTGTTAGTAGGCTTGTGGCATCCACATAAGCGTTGGCAGCATCTACTGCTTCTTGGGCTGCTGCCTTTTCTTCAGGTGTGGTTGCTGCTGCAACGGCCTCTGCTGCTGCTACTACGGCTGCTGCTGCATCTGCACTTGACAATCCAGCAAATACGCCTGAAGCCTCAGCAGCTTCTTTAAATGCTGTGGCTTTGTCCGTTTTAGCGGCAATAACATTGGCATTAGCAGTAGCCCTGCTAGTTGCAATCCCTGTCATTAATTCATTTAAGACCATTTGTTGCTTGGCTAACGTGTCAAACAAATCTTTGATGTTCTTCTTAGCGGACTCAAAGTATCCATCCCATTCAGAAAATGGATTACCAGCCTTTAAATTAGTTAATGATGTGGCAAGATCAGTTGTTTGCTTTTGTATCTCTTTTAACTTGTCTGCAAGGGCTGTGGCAGTTGCGCCATCTTCAGCCAAGATAGCCTTCATAAGCAACAAGCGTGTGCGTTCTTCTTCAGTAATCTTGCCCTGTAACGCTGTTTCAATCTGTATCTTCTCTATGTCAAATACAGCTTTAGCCTTGGCTATGGCAAGCGCGTTTTTCTTTTCTTTGTCTGCTAACTTGTCTTGTTCTTTTTTAGTCTTTGTTATGCTTTGCTCAGCTTTAAGAATACGATTGCGAGCGCGTAAGCCAGCGCGCCCTCTTTCTTCTTCCAAACGTGTAACTTCAGCAGTTGATTTGACCAAACTACGAACAAACTGTTGAAATGCGCCATCGCTTTCTTCAAAGTCTTTTACGATGTCTTGAAATGCTTTTGCAAAGAATCCTGTTGCTTGGCCTGCCGCATATCCGAGCGCATCGCCTAATCCAATTACATCTTCTTGCAATTGCTCAATTTCAACTTGGCTGTCTTGCAGACCTTTTACTAAACCTTCACCAAAAGCTTCTTTGGCTTGCTCAACCGATTCTGTGAGCCTAGCCATTTTGCCGGCTAAAGTATCGGCGGCTTTGGCTGACGATCCTTGAAACTTATTTTGCAACTCTGCAAGCACTTCATCAAAATCACGTGCTTTTAGGTCTGCTGTTGTATAGCCAATTCTTAATTTAGCAAGCGCTGTTGTTTCTCCAAGATAGGCACGTTGCAAAGCACTTGTTACAGTTTTTAAATCCTTAGATGTGCCTGCTGATATATCTAATGCTGTGTTCAATAGTTTTTGAGCAGTAGTTACATCTTCAGTTGCCTGTGATAAAGAATTAAAAGCATCTGTTAAGACACCACCTGACACACCGCTAAGCAAGGCAAGGTTATCAATATATTGATTAACAAAGGGAGAAGCAAAGCCAAGGTTAATGGATTCTAATTGTGTTCTAAGAAGGTTTGCTTCTTTTTCTGCATCTTGAAATGCTTTAACTGAATCTTTGCCAAACTTGATAACTGCCCCAACTGAGAAAATGGCAGCAAACTTCTTGCCTAATGCGCTAAATGCTTTGTCGGCTTTACCAACTGCTTTATCATCAAAAGTTGTTACTATCGGAAAACGAATAGCCATTTTTACAACCTCGCTATTTCTGCATTAGCTGAAGCAGCTACTTGATCCAAAACTTTCAAAATCGTTGCCTGAGCTTTGCCTTGGTTTTCTACTAAACTTGCTCCTAATAAACGCCCTTGTGTTTTCGCTGTGCGCCCAGTTTGCTTTAACTCGCCTATTTCAGTATTGATGTTATCAATAAAGTTTCTGCCTGCATTAGGATTATTAGATTTAGCATCTGGGCTTCCATATCGGTTTTGCCTTCCAGCAGTTTCAATAATTGCACCTGCTGCCGACTTGTTCAACAAAGATACAAGAGATGCCCAACCTGATCTATTAGCTTTGCCTTTTGCTAAAGAATAGGTCAATCCACGTCTGACCACGTTAGGCTCAAAACTAGGAAATGCACGTTCGCGACCTGTGCGACTTTTACGCTCATATCCTGGATAATCAAAGTTTCTAAGATTGCCTATTGTGCCAGGAACATTACTGCGAGCTGCTGTGGTTATTTCTTTCAAGGGCGCAGCAATCTCTTTATCGTATGCCTTTAAAGTTTGTGGGGCTAATTTACGCAGTATCTTTCTAGCCTCTACGACCCCTGCGACCTCTACTGGCATTTTTCCTGTCTTCCGCTTGTTTCTTCAAAACCTCTTGGATAGCGTTCAACATACCTCTATCCATATTAATAAACTCACTAGGCGCAATCCCTGTATGTACAGATAGCTGGGCTATTCTGTACGTATAGGAATCACGCGTTAGCCATTTGGGGAATCATCACCAAGAACTTCAACAGCCTTCAAAGTTCCTAGAAACTTATCCCCAAATGGAAAAACGTCTGGCGCATCTGCTCTACGCAGACACTCCCAAGCAAGCCAATAAATATCGCTCTGCTTTTGATCTTCTCTGAAAGCCTTGTAAAAGCCTTTCTTAGCATATTGCTCAAAAGCATATTCAACAGCAGGTGTTATCTCGTGGATACTTTCCGTGC